TACGCTGATTTCAAACAAATCACCATGCGTGGCCTTCCACTTATTAATGTCTTCTGTTGAATATTTCATATCTTTGATTTTAATTGTTATAAACTCTTCTGATCAATGTAGATGAATGGCAGTGACTTCTCTTGGAACTTGTCACCTTGCTTCCATTCTGTCTGATCTTCCGTCAACTCCACACCTTTGAGAATGTCTGTTGTAATTGGATCACCATTTTCAGGATTCCCATAAGCAACAACGATATCAAAGCTCATATTGAGGATATTGCCATTAGCAGCACTCTTCAAAGCTTGATACTCACTCTGCAGGAGGGTAAGTTCGCCACTATAGTCTACATTGCCATGCTGAATGCCATGAGGCTTATTACCCTTAGCGTACAGCAGTTCCTTCTCTTGCTTCGAGCCATATTTCACACCTCGAAGACCAGTTACAGGACGACCTGCAACAACTACGGTCACATCTGACCACTCGTATTCCTTAGTATTTATCATGTCTATACTGTTGTTACTTGGAAACCAAGATTGACATCAACATAGCGTGCATATCCGAATGGACGAACCTTCAATGTCATTTCAACCTTTGAAGTCGCTACTACATTCTGTTTTGGATCTATGTAGCATGAACAACCTTCGCCGTTATCACTGGCACTCAATTCTCCTGCAGCTGTCATAGAGCGGTTAACAGCGTTCTCTACTGTCTGCTGCCAACTTGTAATAACTCCTGTCTGCATTGTGCCGTCAGAATTGATTTCCAACTCATCCAGCATCATATCCAACAGAGTGTTATAGGCAATACGATAAGCCTTATCAATGACACGGCGGTTTGACAGATGAGCATAATCATCAGTCTCGACACACGCCAATCGGTCGTCGGCAAAGAAGTAACCACTGCGTCCAACATACTTTCGTGCTGTGATATAACCCTTATCGTGAATAGAAGAGATAACTTCACTATCCTCTTCTACCTTCTTCTTGCCAACATAGAGCAGAGTTGTTTTCAATGCTCCATTCTTGACACGACCAATATTACGCTGTACAGGAAGGCTTGCTAAGCGACCAGCTAAAGTACCGACACATGCACCCTGTGAGTCAGCTTCCGTATCACCCAATAGAACACCAACACGATTGTACGTCTCGTTGCTAAGGTCTTTCAGTGTTGCACCTGTATAGCCACGTCCTTCCAAGATGAAGAATAAAGGAGCATACAGGTTAGTTGTTGACCATTCAGCCATCTGTTGTGCCTTTGCTAATGCGGTGAACACGTCTGCATCCAAGCCATCTGTAGCAGAAACTTTTGTTGCATTGTCACGTGCTACGAAGACACCACGCAATACACCATTCTGACTAACAATAAGTTTCTTTACTGCTCCAGTCTGGCGATCGCAGAGTTCCGTCATACTCTTAGCCTTATCAACTCCGAAGATTACCAACTTTGTACCATTCTCAGCCTCTGTGTAGAAATCTGAGATATGCTTATAAAGTCTGGCGTTATTAGCTGCAGTGATACCGAGTGCCGTCAGACTGTCCATACTCTGAATAGTGTAAGCACGTTCCAAAGCAAACGAGTCATTGACAGCAGTCGCACTACATACCAAGGCGAACAGGCCGTCGGGACTTTCCCCGACGGTGCCCAGTAGGCCATTCATGTATCTGATTCTAATTCTCGGTAACATAACTCAAAAGTTAAGCGGTTAGAGACTCTGCGAGAAGGTAGACACCCTTCTTGTCATAACGACGTACACAGCCACCAGTACGTAGCAAGAAAGAGTAAATGTCACCATAGTACAGAGGATTGTCTGTTGAATCAAACATCTTGACCTCACCCATAGCACGGCTGACAGAATTCTCGTGCCAAGCAAGAGCTGCTGCAAGTTCATCTGCTGCGCCCGCCTTATCCCAGCCAAGCACCTTCTTAGTGCCGTTGTTAAGGCGAAGAACTCGACTTCGCTTCATAATATTGAAGCCATAGAGGTTTCCAAGGATACCCTTCTGCTGATCTGCAGAGTTAAGGAACATAAACTGATCCTTTTCAGCAAGGTCTGCTAACAGGTCTGCATACATGAATGCATCCAACAAGAGGTAGCGTCCCTGCTCTGGAACATTGTCTGCATCCATAGCAGTCATAAGCTTACGAACATCTGCCTTACAGATAGACTTACGCACACCTGTAGCAACAGACGATGTATGAGCTGTGGTTTTGCTTGTACCTGACGTACCGATGATGTTTTTAGTATCAACACCCTGACCCCAACGATCAAGCAAATTAAGATGAGCAGCCTCCTGCAACTGAGCACGGTCATTGCTCAAGATAGAGTTACGCTTGTTATAGCTAAGCTCTACCATGTCGATATTTGGAATGTACACTGGGTCAGTTGTCAGCTCGTCCATATCGTACTCAAGATCGTTGTCAGTACGTTGCTTGCTTATAGCAGGCTTCTGAGTGCGGTTCCTCTCTACGTTTGAAGGAGCACCAGCGTTAGGAATGTGTACCTTGTGGTTCTCAACAAACACAGAGTCGTCAACACTCTTAGAAGCAAAGGAATTGTCAGGATAGAAGTTCTCAACAATGTCTGACTGCCAGATTTCTTTGTTTAATGCCATAGTTTCTTATCTTTTAAATTTGTATTGTATTTCTTACTCTCGGTAATCTACACCGAACTTCTCCTTGAACTTGGCTGCAAAAAGGTCCTTATTCTGACTCTTCAAGTCGCCAAGATGTCCAGCCTTGTCAAGTTCGTCCCAAGTCTTATTGGTGAAACTGTCACCACCAGTACCATCTGGATTGATGTACGAAGCAGCACGAGGCTTAGGCGTCTGCTTGATGCTGTTCAAGAGTTCTTCTGTAGTAGTACGGTCTGCAGCCATAAGCTTAACATAGTGTGCCTTCTGTTCTGCGGTAATACGACCGTCACTGATAGCCTTGTCAATGATAGCCTCCTGTTCCTTTGCTTCAGATAACTGAAGCTGCTGTTTGTACTCAGCATTGGCTGTTTCAAGCGCATCCACCTTAGTAGCCTTGTTTGCCAACTCTCTGACTTTGTTCACAATTGCAGCCTCATCATTGATATTGCTAAATGATGGGATGCTCTTTAATTGGTCTATTAATGCCATGTTTTGATAGTTTTTTGGTTGATTAGTCAACCTGTTATTGAAATATTGATATATCTCTTCATGAGTTTTAGGTGCAGGTTCTCCATCATCCTGCATATCGTACACTCCATCTGCAAGTTTCATCTCAACTGCTTCTTGTGCACTTATCCAGTGGTCAACCTCGTCAAAAAACTTTGTTAACACATCTTCTGTGCTCATTCCACAGCGTGCAGCAATCATACCTGCAAGGTTACGTTCAAGTTCCTCCATTACAGTAGCCATTCTACGCAGATCTGAAGCATTGCCACACGTACCACCACTTACGCTATGAAGCATGAGCTTAGCGTACGGACTCATATAGAGTGGCTTACCACAGAGAGCAATAATAGCAGCAATACTGGCAGCAACACCATCAACATATATATTAATGTCTGCCGTGGATGTGCGAAGAGCATTGTAAATGGCTATTCCGCTAAAAACATCACCACCATTGCTATTGATGCGGACATCAATCTTGTCATACTGACTTTGCAAGGCAAGTAGCTCACTGACTACTCGTCCACTGTCCACAGGCTGACCATTACCGACCTCTCCATATAAGAGGATAGCTACGGTTCCATTACCAGGTATAATGTTGAAAAAGTTTGAACTCATTATTTCAATTTTTGATGCAAATATCATGTTTTTTCTGGGAGTGACAAAATCGTAAATTCATAGCGCAAACAGCTGATTTTATGGTGCAAACAGACAGTGCTGTTATAAATAATGGATTTCAAAAAGTCCATAAAATATAAGATATTTGCAAAAGATTTAGGCAATATGACAAAGACGAATATAGACAAAAAAGGTATTGCAAAGTCTCTCTATATGGAGGGAAGTTGCACACAAGAGGAGATAGCTGCAAAAGTCGGAACTACAAGGCAGACTGTCTCTCGCTGGGTACGTGAAGGAGGTTGGGAGGAACTTAAGGCTTCATTTACAATCACACCTGACCAGATTATAGCACAGTTCCAGAGACAGATTATTGAAATCAACAACAATATTCAAAATCGTGAAGAAGGTAAGAGGTTTGCTACAGCACAGGAGGCCGATGCGCTTGCTAAGCTCGCTGGTGCTGTCAAAAAGTTAGAAAGTGATGTTGGTGTTGCAGACTGCATCAGTGTCGCTATGCGCTTTCTGTCTTGGTTACGTCCTCTTGATATTGATGCAGCTAAGCAGTTTAACAACCTCTTTGATGCGTTCATCAAGGACCAAATGGCAAAAGCAAAATGACACAGGAAGAAAGACTTGCATTAAGGAACTGGGAAGAGTTCCATAAATCATTCACCTCTGACATGCCTGTTGAGAATGGGCTGTCAAGACGTGATATTGAACGTAGACGAAAGGAACTGGAACAAGACCCTATTAAATGGATTCAGTATTTCTTTCCCAAGTATGCTAAATATGAATTTGCACCTTTTCACGTGCGTGCTATTCGTCGTATTATTGAACACGATGAATGGTACGAAGTGCTTTCGTGGAGTCGTGAGCTGGCAAAGTCTACTGTATCTATGTTTGTCTTGATGTATCTTGCGCTCACTGGGCGTAAGAAGTTCATCGTGTTAGCTTCAGCAACTATAACTTCAGCAACACGTTTACTTACACCTTTCAGACTTAATTTTGAGAACAACCCACGTATTAAGCAATTTTATGGCATTCAACAGCTTGTAGGGCAATGGACAGAAACAGACTTCACATGTCGCTGTGGTGCTAAGTTTGTTGCACTTGGTGCTGGTAGTGCTCCACGTGGTGCAAGAAACGAAGCTGTACGACCTGACGTCATCTATCTTGATGACTATGATACTGATGAGGATTGTCGTAACCCTGAAACTCTTAAAAAGAAGTGGGATTGGTTTGAAGGCGCACTCTATCCAACACGTTCCATCTCTGAGCCGACTCTTGTTCTATGGTGCGGTAACATCATTGCTAAAGACTGTTGTATTGCACGTGCTGGAGCAATAGCAAAGAGCTGGGATATTGTTAACATCCGCGATAAGAGTGGAAAATCTACTTGGCCTGCAAAAAACACTGAGGAGCAGATTAATACAGTTCTTGCTGGTATATCTGCAAGAGCCGTACAAGCAGAGTACTTCAATAATCCTGTCTCAGAAGGTAAGATTTTCCGTAATCTTCCATTTGGAAAGGTTCCTGCTTTGTCTAAATTTAAGTTCCTTATTGGGTATGGAGACCCTGCTTATTCTGACAGCAAAAAGAAAGGTTCGTCTACCAAGTCTCTTTGGCTAATTGGCAAGTATAAAGGTGTCTACTACATTATAAAAGGTTTTTTGGCTCACGAGACAAATGCAAACTTTATTGGCTGGTACTTTGAACTTGATAAATACGTAGGAGGCAAGGTTCCTGTATATTGGTACATAGAGAACAATAAACTGCAAGATCCTTTTTACGAACAGGTGTTCAAGCCACTACTACGTGAGGAGCAGCAGCGACGAAAAACAACACTTTTTATACGTAGTGATGGACGAAAGAAAGCTGATAAAGCAACACGTATCGAAGCCAACCTGGAACCAATTGACCGTAATTGTCAATGGGTATTCAACGAAGAAGAAAAAGACAATCCTATGATGCAGGAGCTTATCAACCAGTGCAAACTTTTTGAACTTAACTTGCCATACCCTGCTGATGGACCTGACTCTCTTGAAGGTGGAATCACAATGTTAGATGAGAAGATGGCAGAGGTTGAACCCACTATAACTATCAGTTTTCATACAATGGATGAGCAAAATCCTTATAAGATGTGATTATGAATAACTTTATCAATATAGAAGACTACGATGCAAGTATTCACCGCGAGATACTTGATGCGCTGCTGCGTAAAGAAAGTCCAACTTATGATCCTCAGATAGTTGAGATATGTGAGGATAGAGCGGTAAGTGAGATGAGGGGGTATCTGAACAAGATTTATGATTGTAACGCCATCTTTTCCGTAAGAGGGGAAGATAGACACCCACTCATTCTTATGTTTGCGCTTGACATCGCTATCTATCATATCTTCACACAGCACAACCCTTATAAGATTGCGAAGATACGCCAGGATAGATATGAGCGTGCTATAGAATGGCTGAAAGGCGTAATGGGAGGAGACGTAACGATTGACGGTGCTCCATTGATGCCTGAAGATGAACTTAAGAACAATAGTCGTTGGCAAATACAAGCTGACGGCTTAAGACCAACATTGCTATGAACAGAAAAAAGAAAAACAGCCCTAAGCAAGGCAAAATAATACAAAGTGGAATGCTCGTTCCTCAAGGAATGAGACAGCCAGACATCGTTCTGCAGATGCCTGAGATATTCATGTTTGACATGAATGCGTATATGCAATCTGTTAAGGCTGCAAGGGGAATCGATTTCTCCAATAGGGCACGCTTGTACGACATGTATGACAGTGCTTCTCTTGACCTTCATCTCTCTGGAGTCATTGCAAAACGTATGCGAGGTGTTACGAAGATACCTATTGAGTTTAGAAGAAATGGTGTACCTGATGATGCAATCAACAATCAGATAAAATCACCCTGGTTCAAACAGTTGAGGAAAGACCTTGTTATGTCTGAGTTCTGGGGCTTCACACTCGTACAGTTCTATCTCAATGATGAAGGTAATATCCGTTATGACCTTATCAATCGCAAGCACTATGACCCTATACATCGTAAGCTGCTCAAGTATCAAGGTTCAATGGATGGCGTGCCTATTGATGACTTCCCTGATATGCTTTTCGTTGGGAGCGAACGTGACCTTGGTATTTATGCAGAACTTCTGCCTGCTGTACTCTATAAGCGTGGTGATATGTCAGACTGGGCACAGTTCTGTAACATCTTTGGTATGCCAATTCGTGAGTACACTTACGATGCTGGAGACGAGGACGCACGCCGTCGTGTCATCGCTGATGCACGCCGACAGGGTGCGAACGCAGCATACATCCATCCAAAAGAAAGCGAACTGAAACTTGTAGAGGCTGGCAACAAAACTGGTTCCAGCGAGCTTTATAGAGCTTTTGCTGAGTATTGGGACTCAAAGATGTCTATACGTGTGCTGGGAAACACGCTCACTACAGACGCTAAGTCAACAGGAACGCAGGCACTCGGTTCTGTACACAAGGAGGAAGAGGACGAGATGAACTCTGATGATCGTGATTTCATTCTTGACATCCTCAATTATGATATGCGACCTATTTTCGCCTCACTTGGTTTCAATGTGGAAGGTGGTGAGTTCGTCTATGCGAAGAAAGACAAGATTAACCCAGCTCAACAGATAGACATCGTTCAGAAGCTGTCATCAATGGGTCTTCCGATTGATGACGACTATCTCTATGAAACATTCTGCGTTGCTAAGCCTGATAACTACAAACAGCTGAAGGAGGAGAAAGAGGCTGCAAAAGCTGCATTCAGAGAGCAACTTGGTTTACAGGTTAATGATGATGACAAAAAGAAGCAAGACAAAAACACTGATAAAACAGCGTTCAAACAGCATTTGAAAAGTTTTTTCGGACTCGCCCCAGACAAAGGGGCGCACTTCTGATTGATACGCTCTATTATGGTGAGCATTGCTCTTGCTCTGGTCATGGTCATTTCCACAACGAAAGCCCAGCTATCTCATTTAATGTTGTGCAGGCTTTTCTACAGAGAATCCATAACAAGCCTGAATTAGCTGAAGGCATTGATCCCGGATTATGGTCCGCTGTCGTTAAAGTCATCAACGAAGCGACTGTGGAGGGACTTTCACAGAGCAATGCTACAAGTACACATGATGAGGAGTTTTATCGTGCTCTGCGCCATTCTAATGAGGTCTTTGCTGCATTCAAAGTACATTCATTGGCTGGAGAGGTTGCGAAGAACCTGCTGGACAGTGATGGTAAGCTGAAACCCTTCAGTCAATGGGTAGATGATGTAAAGGGAATCACCTCGCATCACGTCGGTGCGTGGCTTCGTACAGAGTATGACACTGCTGTTATCCGTGCGCACAACGCTGCAGACTGGCGTGAGTTTGAACGTAACAAGGATATCCTGCCTAACCTACGATGGATGCCGACGACTTCACCAAGTCCTGAAGGGAGTCATCGTGACTATTGGATGGCAAAGCTTACCCTGCCTATTGATGATCCTTTCTGGAACAATCATCACCCTGGCGACCGATGGAACTGTAAGTGCTCACTTGAAGCTACTGATGATCCTGTAAATCGTCCTGCAGATATGGATGCTCCTCTGCCACAAAAAGGACTTGAAAACAACCCTGGTAAAGATGGGCATATATTCAACGACACTCATCCGTATTTCTCTGACAAATGCAGTCAATGCTCTTTTTATAAGCCAGGCATAAAAGGGCGGATTACGACCCTCTTCATGAATAGAAAAAAGGATTGTTATAATTGTCCTTATGTAGATGCTGTTATTCCTAATGGCTTCTATCAGGACAAAGAAATGAGAGAAAGGCTACTCATAAGTAACACTGCTGACAAGCAAGACTTAAATGCGAATATTAAGGTTTCACGTTCTCTTCTCTCTTCATTCCCAAATATGAAGATTAGAATACGACCACATATATTGGAAGAAGATGTAAGTAATCCTGAACTTGAAATAAATGGGTTGATTGCAGATAATAAGATGATACGAGGAGAACAAGGAATAACTTCTGCTTTCCAAAAGGCTATTAAGCAAGGGTGTTCTATTGTCGTTATCGATTTGGATGCGAGATTAAAACGACTTAACACATTTGAACTTTCTAAGTATCTGAACAGAAGAAAAGCAGACTTTGAACTGGGTATAATAAAGGAAACATATGTTGTTTATAAAGGTAAGGCTGTAAAGGTTATACCTTACACACAGAATAGGGTGGAAATAGAAAACGTTCTAAAACAATTAGAGCCGTAAAATACGGCTCTATATGGTTGGACGGCTGCGGAGCTTGAAATTATCGCACTTATATGCAGACTCTCATCCTGATGCAAAAATAATGATTTATTCTGATACAACAAATATTTTCGACAAAAAAGTGAAGAAATGGATGCAAAAGAAATAGAAAGGCGTATCTCACGTGTAAAAGATGAGATACAAAAGGAGGTGACGGATAGACTTCCTCGAAAGGTTGGTGTCGTGGCTGCAAACCACTTCAAGCAGAACTTCCGAGATGGTGGCTTCACGGATGGAGGAGTTCACCAATGGAAACGTACGAAACGACAGGACGGTAATACGACGGATGCAAAGTACTCTCCTCTTACCTCTCGACGCAATCATCTTATGCGTTCAATACAGAGTGAAACATCACCAGGGCAAGTTACAATATCCAATCCTGTGCCTTACGCAGCTGTTCACAATGAAGGCGGTACCATCAATACGCATCCAACTATTACAAAGCGTATGCGGCGTATGGCATGGGCTAAGGTGTATGCGCTATCAGGCGTGAAAGGCAAAGGGAAACTTCCAAAAGACTTACCTTCTGGAGCTAAGATGTGGAAGGCTCTCGCACTCACGAAAAAGACAAAGCTTAATATCACAGCACGAATTCCACGCCGTCAGTTCATTGGTGATAGCCGTGAGCTGACAGCAAAAATTAACAAGATGCTTGATGAGAGCATAGAGAAAATAAAAGAACTTGTAAGTAGAAGATAAATATGGAACAGACACTCTGCCAACTGATAGACTTTCTTAAAGAGAAAATGCCGTTGCTTTCAGTAATTGACGAAGACTACGGACAACTTGAAAATATAGAGGACGAACAT